TCTGTACTCCACAATCGGGCGCTACAAGACTGCCGTCTGGAATCTAAAAGACATGGTGGTCGAAGCGAAACAGAAGCGAGCAAAGAAGTTCGAAGAACGGCGAGACAAAGCAGTCGATGAGATCGTCAACACACTGGAGCTCATCAACCTTGCAAAACTCCGCTCAAAGCAGCTGATGTCTACTGACCTGGGCGAAGAGTTTGAAATCTCCGATGGTGAGACGCACAAGCTCACTCTGGGGTCCGCTTCGGTCTATTGGCCGATAGGTACGAAGATGCTCTATGATGTGGTGAGAATCGAGATGGAGCTGTCCGGAGACGATCCCGAAAGCAGGAAGGCCAACGCGATTGAATCACTATCGGAAGCTGAGATAGATGCTCGCCTTTCGGAATTATTGAATATAATCGATAGCAGCAAGACCGACAAGGATAAATAGAAAGCTGACAATCATTATGCGCTGGATAGGTTCGCTACCGAAAAGCGGTTTTCCTAGACTGCCTGCCAGCATACCGTTATCTAGGAACGCTATAGGAGGCGTCGGATTGAAACTTGTAAAATGTGCCAACTGTGGGCGCGAGGTCTGGAAATACCCATATAGCTTGAAAAATAAATCTATGGGTGTATTCTGTTCGCGTAATTGTTCTTATGCGTATCGAAAGTCTCTAGTGAATTCGGATGAGATAATAGAATTATACGAGGCGGGGCGATCTCTCCGTGAAATAGAGGAACAAACTGGAGTAACTTCAGGAACCGTATTAAATCGTCTCAAGGAACGTGGAGTAAATCGCAGAGATATTGATATCGCGCGCGAGATCGGAAATAAGCGTCAGACCGTATGTGCAAAGAGATCCCGTGCAATGACCGGGCGAAAGGCCACACTCGACACCAGAAACAAGATCTCGATTCAACGGACCGGTGCGGGGAACCCTCAATGGAAAGGCGGCATTTCTTACGGGCAATATTGTCAGAAGTTCACTAAAGCTCTAAAAGAGTCTGTACGAGAGCAATTTGGTAGACGTTGTTATTTATGCGGCACCGCGGAAAGCACCAAAAAGCACCACGTTCATCATTGCGATTATAACAAGTCGCAAGGATGCGCGGGCCTGAAGTGGAGCTTAATACCGCTTTGTGTGAGGTGTCACGCGAAAACGGGATCGCGTCGATGGTATTGGTTCGCATTGCTTCGGGATTACTGGATTTATGACCAAGCAGATTTCTTCTCGAAAATTGGAGGCTTTGAAATTAGCTGAACTCAAAGCCAAAAAACGGGCGGAAGTCGATCCGGTGGCGTTTGCTAGACTATATCTGAAATTCAACCCCGATCCCTGGCAGATAAAATTTCTCCGGTCAAATTCACAGCGAATAATATTAAATTGTAGTAGGCAAAGCGGGAAGAGCACAACTACTGCAATTCTCGCGTTATATGAAGCAATAACGCTGCCTAAATCTGTTATTGTATTGGATTCTCCGTCATTGCGTCAATCGACGGAATTGATGCTGAAGTTTTCCGAATTCCTTTCATCAGTTGATCAGAACGTAAAGCTTGACTCGGACACAAAGCTCTCTGTCAGGTTCGCCAATGGCTCGAGAGTCCTGGCTCTCCCTGGCTCAGAGAAGACCATCCGAGGCATCAGCGCGGTTACTCTCCTCATCTTGGATGAGGCTGCAGGTATTCCCGATGATCTGTACGGCGCTGTCCGTCCAATGCTGGCCGTCTCTAAAGGCCGCCTGGTGCTCATGAGCACACCAAGGGGCGAGCGAGGCTTCTTCTATGACACCTGGACGAAAAGCGAAGGCTGGGAAAAGGTAGAGGTCCCTTGGCAGCTGTGCCCTCGGATCGATCCTGCCTTCATCGAGGAAGAGCGCCGAGAGCGTTCGGGCGCGTGGGTGGCTCAAGAATACGAATGTAAATTCATAGCGTCAGGAGCTACCAGGGTGAGAAGAGAATGGCTGCAATACGAAGATCACCCACCGGCGGGCCTTCAGATCACTATGGGCGTTGATCTGGCGATCTCGGAGAAAGCGACCGCTGATTATACTGCCGCTTGCGTCCTTGGCCGGGACTCTTCCGGTAATTTGCACGTGTTGGAAGTAGCCAGGACCAGGGCCTCATTCTCGCAGCAAATCGAATTCATTCGACAGCTTGCGGCCAAATGGCAGCCGTCCGTCGTGGGCATCGAGGATGTCCAATATCAGAAGGCGATGGTGCAGCAGATCTCATCCCAAACCTCGCTCAATGTCCGGGGCTTCCGGCCCGACAAGGACAAGGTGAGCCGTTTTGCGCCTCTAGAAGGTCGCTACGAGTTGAGGCAGGTCTTCCATGTCCGGGGTTTGGATCAGGCATTTGAGTCTGAGCTATTGGGCTTCCCAATGGGTGCTCATGATGATATGGTAGATGCGATGTCGATAGCTTTTGCTTCTCTGGCAGCACCTCGCTATCAGCCGTCTCAGTGGCTCCCACCCATCGATCAGCCCGAAGGCATTTTCTGAGGTTACATGAATTTTCCCATCTCAAATTTTCGAAGGCGGCTGGCCCATGCCATCTATCATCAGGCGGATGCTTCCGCTCTGATCGATCCAGCGGGCTCAGAATATGCCTATCACAGTGGCTATGAAGATACCCGGCTCGATGCCGAGAAGCTGCTGGCTATCTCCGAGATGGGGGATGTAGATCGTATTCTCTGGCAGCTCATCATGCTCATCCTACATGGCCGAGAGATGAAGATCATCACGCCCGAAAGCCAGGACAAAGAGGCGCTGGCTGAGAAATCTAATGAGGTCCTGCAGCAGCTCTGGAGAATTGACGCCAAGCTCGACCTCGGCACCATCATGGCTCAGACGTGGGTGGATCAGGTCACTGAGGGGTCGGGGCTCGTAGAACTCGGTGTCCCTGTCGATGCACAGGGCCTCCAGGCTGGATGGGGTAATGTCGACGGCTGGAAGGCTCCTGAATGGGCAATGTATCTGGATGCCCCTAGCTTCCAGGACACACCCGCCTCTGCAATGAATCCACAGCAATTTGTGCCTGGTAGGATTCTGGGTGGCATAGTCTGGGACATCAAGAACCGGGAAATGCAATACTGGCAAACTCAGAGAGTAGGCGAGCAGCCAAAGCGCATCCCATCGGGCCGGATTCTGCATATCAAAGATCGCCGGGCTCGATACCCGGACGGAAAATCATATTTGGCCGGCATAGCTCCCACAGTAGCCCAATTGGAAACCGTCAGGGCGTCACTTGTCAAGAGAATCATCCGAACAGGCGTCCCTCCAGTGATGTTCAAAGTCAATGAGCTGAGGGATGAGAAAGGCGATCTGCTGCCTGACCCATTCGGGAAGGCTCAAACCAGATTCAAGAGCGCCTATGATGCTATCGTGAAGGTGGCCAAGAATTGGGGTAATAACGTCGTCTCAATCCTCTGGCCTGAGCATGAGGCAATCCCGCTCACCATGCCCAACATAGAGGACATGACGAAGGTGGATGCTTATTTTCTGAGTCTCATTCTCAAGCACCTCATTCCCAGGGATTGGGTAGAACAGAATGGGCAGGCCATCTCCAAGTCATCTACGCCTCTTCTCGACCTTGCTATGATGGTAGTCCGGGGCTGGAGAGAGATTATCTCCGAGCCCTACGAAAAGCTCTACACGGCGATCCTGGAGGCCAACGGCTTCGCAGATTGGGCCGTAGAATTCACCTACAAGGATCTGGATGTGTCCGATAAGGGCAAAGAGAAGGATCGCAGCTTGCAGGCTTTCATCGCCAAGGCGATCACGTTGGATCGATTCTACGAGGAAACTGGCAGGAAAGCACCGTCAAAAGAAGAGCGGGCAGATCTTGAGGCTGCTAAGGTGGCAGCTCAACCAGCCGCGACACCGCCGCCGGACCAAGCGCCTGGCCCACAGCCAACACCGGCAGGAGCGATGGCATGACGATCGCTGAGGCAGATATCATCCAGGCGGTAAAGGATCGCTCGATTTTCACGATACAGACGAAGGCTGAAGATACAGCGAGCACGAATACCACTGCAGACATTCTTTATGATTCGAGCAGCAGGACGCAGAGCAATTTTTCAGCCCTCTATCTGGAAGCGCAAGACACGCTAGAAGCGGACCTGGCCAGCGTGGGAAAGATAGCCACCGATGCTCAGAAGATCCGGCTATATGCACTCCTGATAGCTGATGCCCACACGAAAAAAATAGATCCCAATTGGGCTGCTCAGGCAGTCTCGTTCTACCAGGAATCAGTCACTCGCTCATATGCAAGCGGCGGCGACAAGGCAATTACAGGATACGGCGCTGCATACAAGGCGTTGCTTTCCAAGCTCACTTCGGTAGATAATTCACCAACAGAAGCCACAAGCGACATAATAGAGACGAGGGATAGCGAGGATTACCCAGACGAGTTCCGTCTCTCGGCGCTGAGGAATGATTTTATATGAGGCCGCTTCGCCCATTACTGGAAACTTGCACCTGGAAGCATGTGTCAGGCACTGGTCTCTACGGGCCGACATACACAACCACGACCATCAACTGCAGCATAAATTTCGTATCCAAGCAGGTGCAGACCATGAACGCAGACACCATAGTTTGCAGTGCCTTGGTGACATGTTTCGAAGCAGTCATGCCAGGTGATATTCTCACGCTCATAGATCCAGGATCGGGCGACGCCAGAGACTTTCCAGTGAAAGGCCTGGTGAAAGTCGCCAATGCGATCAATCCAGAAGTGCCTTTCCGCATAGTGGCTCTCTGAGCCACCTACCAGAAGCAAAGTACAGAGACTTTTCATGCCCTTCCCTGACGACTTACTGGCAGCCGAAGACAATGCAGCGGCCCAGCTCGAAAAAGAATTCCTGGACTCCGTAAAAGTCACTGTCAAACAAATCGACTGGGATAAGCTGGAGAAGGATCTCGCCGACCACGCGGCAGGTGCTGATATCGTCGATGGCCTGCCATGGGAAGAGTACGACCCAGAGAAGGTA